TTAGAGCCGCGTTCCATGTAGATTGGATGCAGTTACCTGATCAAAAGAATAATCCTAATATGACAGCTACAGAAGTTGTAGCAAGACAAGAAGAGAAAATGAGACTTATGGGACCAATGATTGGTAGATTACAAGTAGAGTTTCTTGGACCATTAATCAATAGAGTGTTTAATATTATGTCAAGAAAGAAAATGTTACCTATGCCTCCTTCTGCTATTCAAGGACAGGAGTTAAAGATTGTATATACATCTCCTTTAGCAAGAGCTCAAAAATCTAGTCAGCTAATGACTATCACAAGATTATTTGAAAGTATGGCTCCATTATTCCAAACTAAACCTGAGCTATTAGATAATATGAATACTGATGAGACATTTAGATTTTTCCATCATTTATTAGATGCTCCTGCTAAAATTTTAAATACAGAAGAAGAAGTACAACAAACAAGACAAGAGAGACAAGAACAAATGCAGGCTATGCAAGAAGCTGAAGAAGCTAAAATGCAAAGTGAAGCTAATAAAAATGTAGCTGATGCTAATAAGTCGAACAGAGAGGGACAAGTTGTCTAAGAATAAGCAGCTCAGTTTAGAGAAAATAAACGAGCATTATAAAAAAGTTTTTGAAACAAAAGATGGTGAAATAGTTTTAGATCATCTTTGTAAAACAGGATTCATCTTTGAAAGTACTTACGTTCAAGGTGATTCACACGGAACAGCTCATAATGAAGGCATGAGACGTATCGTTGTGTCAATACTCAAGTTTCTTAATAAGAAACCTGAGGACTTTAAAAACATGATCAACCAGGAGGCAATAAATGAGTGATCAAGAACAAACTGGGTCCGTTATTACGGGTAGCTCGGACGCTCCAGCGACAGATGCACAAGCACCTGCAGATTGGAGATCTGGGCTTCCTGAAGATATACGAAATGACCCTTCATTAGCTGACATACAAGATGTTGGCGCAATGGCCAAAAGTTATATAAATGGCCAAAAACTAATTGGTAAGAATAGAATATCCTTACCAGGAGAAGGTGCTACTGAGGAAGAAATCAGTGCCTTTCATAGTCAATTAGGTAGACCTGAAAAATCAAATCTATATGATTTTGGTGATAGACCGGCTTTACCTGATGGATTAGAATATGATGAGGGCTTTGAAACTGCATATAAAGATTTAGCTTTTAAAGCAGGTTTAAACTCTCAACAAGCTAAAGCTATATTTGACGGTTACCATGAATATATAAATAATAAATCTTCTGTCGAAGGAGAAAATACTGCAGCACAATCTGCTGAATGGGTAGATTCTCTTAAGAAGGAGTTTGGTAAAGCGTACAATGAACGTGTAGAATTAGCTTCAAGAGCTGTTGATACTTATGGCGATGGCGATCTTAAACAATGGCTAGATCAAACTGGGATGGGTAATAATCCTATGATGGTTAAGTTATTTGCTAAGATTGGCGAAGGTATCGCTGAGGGTAGAACAGACTCTGCGCAGCAAAGAGGTTTCATAATGACCCCTGATCAAGCTAAGCAAGAAATTGCTAGATATAACAGGGATCAAACGTTTATGGCGGCTTACGGATCGGGAGATAATCCGGGACACGCAGAAGCAGTGAATAAGATGAATTCATTGTTTAAACTAGCGTACCCTGACGAAAATCCGATTACACCGGCGTAAATAATTATGTACGAATTTATCTACTAGTTATATAGTAGGTGATGATGGGTAGCCGAAAGGTCCATCCGTCGACAGTACCCACAGACGTAAACAAGGGGAGAAAATGTCTAAGGTTATACTTGGGTAGCGTTTTCGATTAATAATAAAAACAATGACTAACGGAGGCAAAATCGTATGTCAACTCAAATAACAACTGCTTTTGTAAACCAGTACAGAGCTAATGTTGAGCACCTTTTACAACAAAAAGGTTCAAAACTTAGACCTTTTGTAAGGGTTGAATCGCAGAATAGTGAGTTCGAATACTACGATCGTATTGGATCTGTTGATGCAGTAGAAGTTACTTCTAGACATTCTGACACTCCTCTAATCTCAACTCCTCATGATAGAAGACAAATATCATTAAGAGATTTTGATTGGGCGGATATGATAGATAGAACTGACAGAATAAGACTTCTTATTGACCCAGCATCTCCATACGCACAAAACGCCGCTTGGGCACTTGGCAGAAAAATGGATGATATTATCATCGAAGCAGCATTTGGAACAGCGAAATCAGGTAAAACTGGTGGAACTTCAGTTTCTCATGATGCAGCAAGCCAAATCGCTGTGAACTACGTAGAGTCAGGAGGTGCGACAAACTCGGGCCTTACAATAGCAAAACTTAGAAAAGCGAAACAATTATTGGACGCGAATGAGACTGATCCTTCAGATCCAAGATTCGTTATCGTAACTTCTAAGCAAGTCACTGATCTGTTACAAACTACTGAAGTAACTAGCTCTGATTTTAATACAATCAAAGCTTTAGTTGCTGGTGAAGTTAGTACTTTCATGGGCTTCAACTTTGTAAGAACTGAAAGAGTTGCGACTGACGCTTCTTCTCACAGAAGAGTAATTGCTTATGCTAAAAGTGGTCTTCTTATGGCTGTTGGCGCTGATATCAATGTTGATATTGGACCAAGACGAGACAAAAGAAACTCTACCCAAGTATATTGTTCAGCTTCTTTCGGGGCAACTCGAATGGAAGAGGGCAAAGTGTTAGAAATTAAGTGTGCAGAATAATAGGAGAAAAACATGGCTGTAACAACTCAAAAAAGTACTGAGTATACAAACGCTACTGCTAATCCTGTTGTACAAAATGCTGTTCATGATTATCACGGAAGAGTAAGAATTGCTTACTTTACGCATGATCAAGACGGAGCAGGAGACGCAGGTTCATCTGTGGCTCTTTGTTCTTTACCAGCAGGTAAAGTACGTGTTCTGCTAGCATCTTCAAGTGCTTATGTTAACTGGACTACTGGTTCAGCTACATTAGACTTAGGATGGGACGCTTACACTAACACAGACGGCAATGCGGTTGCTGCTGATGTAGATGGTCTTGTAGATGGTTTAGACGTGGATACTGCTGGCTACCAAACTTTTGGTGCTGGTACTACTGCGGCTGGTGGAACTCACCTTTTCGAAAGTCAAGGCGGAGTTATTATCAGAGCTACATCTCCAGGCGCTATTGCGGCAGGTGACGATCTAGTAGGCTACATGATGTATGTAGTAGACTAATAAACTCAGGCTGAAGGGGCTTAGCTATTGCGGCCCCTTTAGTTAAAAGGAATAATATGGCGACAACAAAGATAAATATTGTAAATAGAGCTTTAGGCTTGTTAGGACATGAATTTATAACTTCATTAACAGAAGATACTAAAGCTGCACGTTTTTCAAATGAACTATTTGATGATACTAGAGATTCAATATTTAGATTGCACCCATGGAATTGCTGTATTAAAAGAGCTTCATTATCATTATTAGGCAGTACTCCTGCTTATTACTTTACTAAAGAATTTCAATTACCTACTGATTTTATAAGAATTCATCAACCAGAAGATGATACTGTAGAATATAAAATAGAGGGTAATAAACTATTAACCGACCAAGATACTTTTAAATGTACATATATATTTAAAAATACTGATGTCGGTACTTATGATTCATTACTTGTCGAAGTACTAGCATTAAAATTAGCTTGTAATTTAGTTATGCCTTTATTACAAGATTTAAGAACATTAGACGCAATGAATAACTTATATTATCAAAAACTATCTGAAGCAAGATCTGCAGATGCTACTGAGGGAACTCCTGACGGACTAGTATCTGACTTCTGGCTAGAATCAAGAACATCTGGATCTGCTTTGAGTGATTATAGATGGAACAAATATACGACGTAAAATGACATGGCTGAATCATCACCAATTCTTACAAACTTTACCTCTGGAGAGCTTAGTCCGAGACTAAATGGCCGTATAGATATGGAGAAGTACTATAATGGTGCTTCTAAACTTTCTAATTTTGCAGTGCTAATGCACGGCGGCCTTCAAAAAAGATCAGGAACTAAATTTATAAGAGAAATTAAAACATCTACCGGTTCTAATTCAGGAGCTAGACTTATTCCTTTTGTATTTTCTAAGACACAAGCTTATATATTAGAATTTGGTCATAACTATATTAGATTTTATAAAGATGAGGGTATAATAGTATCTTCAGGTACTACTCCTTATGAAATATCAACTACGTATACTGCAGCACAAATATCAGAAATTGAGTATGTTCAATCTGCTGATGTATTATACTTAGTACATGAATCTCATCCACCTAGAAAGTTGTCTAGAACTGGTCATACATCTTGGACAATATCTGATGTAGATTTCTTTGATGGTCCTTACGAACCAACAAATACATCATCAACAACAATGCAGCCTTCAGGAACTTCTGGAAATATTACTATTACTGCTAGCTCAAGCGTCTTTGTCTCAAATGATGTGGGAAGATCAATAAGAATAAAGAATGGAAGTGATTGGGGATTTGCTAAAATAACAGGTTATAATTCTGCCACTAATGTAAATGCAACTGTAAATGCTGATATGCCTTTTGCGGCTACTTCTGCAAATGCTGATTGGAGATTAGGTTCTTTTTATATAGGTAATTATCCTACTAAAATAACTTTCTTTGAGGAAAGATTATTTTATGCAGGCACAACTCAGCAACCTAGTACAGTATTTAGTTCTATGTCAGCTGACTTTGATAAATTTTCTCCAACTTCAAAAGATGGCTCTGTCAATGATGATAATTCATTACAGTTTACAATTGTTTCTGCTCAAGTAAATCAAATAACTGGCCTTTATGGCGGAAAGTTTTTAGCAATATTTACTAAGAATGGTGCATTTAATATGTCATCAGGTTCTGCTACTTCAGGAATAACGCCAACTACAATTCAAGTTACTAATGAAACAAATGATGGAGCTGCAGATAAACGAGTATCTCCTGCTTCTAAATCAGTATTATTTATAGGTAAAAATAAAAAACGTTTAAGAGAATTTGCTTATAATATTGATTATGATTCTTTTACTACTCCTGA